GTAAGCTACCCCTGTTTTCCCTGTTTGTTGCTGCCTATACCACTTGCGATAGTTCTCTCCATCCTTAGTACTAACAGGGTATTTAGAAGCATCGTGCCACTGACCGGCCTGCGGATAGAATTTCTCCCCAATCCCTCGCGCGCCCATGCGGTAGTCGAGCGCATGAGCGAACTCGTGTGCGCACGCGGCTGGGTTCATGAAATAGGAGCTTGAAGTGAATCTCAATATCTTGGATCCATTATTCCAAGATGCTCCGGTGCCTCCTTCAAAGAACACTCTTACTCCATCGTCCTTCATATCCTGCAAGAACTCAAATGGTAGATGGCGTGTTCCCTTCTCCATATTCCCAACAAGAACATTTGCCTTTTTCCTGTTAGGTTGATACATCATTTCCTTGAGTACTTTTTTGCGAACTTTCCTAACCTCAGGAATCGGGGCCACTTTGGCAAAATCTTTTCTTACCTGACTGAGTCGCCTACTGGCAGCATCACGATCCATGTAAGATGAGGCATTTTTAGACTTCTCTTCAAGCTGCCTCATCTCCTTGCCGAGCGCTCGCCAATTGTCCTTCGGCGCTTTGACTACACCCAGTTTCGGTTTGACCGGTTTCGGCTCCGGGGTTACAATTACCATTGGTTCAGTAGTAGCGGGCACTGCTGCCAAATCTGCCTTGAGAACATCAGGAACATCCAAACCCTCTGCTTCCCATCGTTTGACTATCATGGCTCGATCAGCTGCTGGGATTTCTTTCCACTTCTTTACCCTGGGAATGCCAGCCCTGATCTTGTCTCGGTTCTTTATTACCGTCCTTCTCAAACCTGTTGCGAGCTTCTTTTCTCCCGCTGTTAATTGCTCCCAAGTGCGCGCTCCCTTCGGCATGACAGGTCCAGGCTGAGGCGAAGGCTTAACGGGTGGTGTAACCGTTGGTGTTTTTGGTTTCGGTGGCGTCACGGGCTTAACAGGTGGTGTAATAGTTTTCTTTCCGCCTGTTTTGAGAATGTCCGGTACAGTGATGCCCTCTTTCTCAAAGGCTTCAACGAACATCTCACGTTCAGCTTGGTTCAAACCGTTCTGCCAGAATTTCACTCCCTTCTGCCTTGCAGTCAGCGTAGATCCAGCTTTTGTTCTTCGATGGATATTGCTGATTAGCGTCCTTTCCTCTTTGGTGAAGTTATTCCAGCTACGAGCACCAGCACGTGCCTTGATAAATTTCGGCTTCGCTTCATTTGCTCCACCTACATCCCAATCGCCAATGTCCAGTTGGGTCTTACCATCCAACCACTCTGGACGCACAGGACGCCAATGGTGCCGACAGTTATACCCTCCACGATATTGGAAGGCTGGTCCTGCCTTACCATCCCATTGGTGACGATCCCATGAGTTGATTTGTCCTCGCGTATAAACCTTTCCAGCTCTTCTCCTGCAGAATTGCCGCGAGGTACCCATAATGTCGCCAACGTACAGGTAGTGGTAGATGTTGAGATCATTTGCTTTGCTCAGGTTAACCTGGTTATGAAAATTCATTACGGAATCAAAGGCATACTGATTCGCATATGCTGCCATTGACTTGCCGCGTATATCTCGGTGGCCTGAGAGGACGCCCCTCACTGTGTTCAATAGACTTGAATAACTCCCGCCCCCAGCAACATGAGAATATAAAGCGTCCGTAATCCTGCTCTGTGCCTCGGTCCCGAATTGCTGAAACTGGCGAAGCGAAGCTTCCCTCATCGAACGCATCATGTTCTTATCAATGCTCGTATAGTTAGCCGATTCACCAAGGTAGCCCCAGCTATTCTCGATCAGGTTGGAGACTTCTCCAAAATCAGACACAACAGCCGCTGCCGCTGCACCGTAGGTTTTCTCAAAATCCACAAGCATCTTTTTATGAATAGCTTGGGTTTGTTTGAGATTTACCTTCAACCCCTCGATACGGCCATTGACATTTGTCTCAATCTTCCGTAGCTGGTTTACCATGCTATCTTCGAGATCAGCTATCGCTTGCTGCATGCGCTGGCGCCCACGGCCACTGATGTTCTGAAGGGTAGCATCCGTTTGCTCGGAAACGACCTGGAGCTGTTTTGCTCCTATGTTTTTCTTTTTAGCCATCGACGTTTAATCTTCTTCGTCTTCCGTATCGTTCTCGTTCGGCTGCTGTTCATCAACCTTCAGTTCGTCAAAGGGGTTGTAGTCGCTCTCCTCCTCTTGCTTTTCAATCGATTCATCAATCTCATCATCAATATCTTTCAATTGAGCATCCGTATAAGACGGCAGAAGTTTACGAACCGTTTTCTTCTGGAGCATGCTATCAAAAGTTTTGCTCTTGACGATGGTCTTGGATGTAATAATGTTCTCAAGATCCTCGGATAGATTCTCAACATCATACGTTCGGTCACGCTCAATAAGCGTTTCCTCGATATAATTCCTTGCTGAATCCGGCCACTCCCAGAGGTAGAACATATTGTAGACTTGCTTTTCTACCTTCTCCAAAATGATCGCTTTACGCACCAAGGTAGCATTGAGCATTTGAAACCGCGTCTGCAAGGCAACACCTGATTCCACTTGATTGCTGCCTTCGGTGGATTGCATACCACCGATATTGCTCGTTCGATAGATTTCGTTGATCTTGTTTATGATCCATTCTTTGATTGCTTCCAATGGGTCTGAGACTTCTGACTCCAACCAGTCGGGCTTCGCATCAGGGTTATCAGGGTCGAAACCGAGGACTGCCGTTGGGCCGACTTCATCTTGTGCATCAACCTGTTCATCAGGCCTGGCTTCAAGGAAAGGCTTCCGCATCATGGGGAATGCCTGGTAGTCGATAATTTCTTCACCCTGAGATAAGTTCCGAATGATACTCACATCGATACGGGCGATATCAGCTACATCACTTTTGCCGATCGGTCGTTTCTTCCACTTCTTATTGATAACGAAGATAAAAGGTATAATTCCCAGAGGATGGGTGACGGCCTTTACAAGTTCGGCTTTTTCTTTCTCAGTGAGTGGCTCTCCTTTTTCGTTAACAGGTACCTGCCATATCTCAAACTGATCGGGGTACCATATCAAAAAGGTGCCATCATCTTGAAGGAGTTTGACCATTTCCAACACGGGACGGGAAAACTCATCCTTGCCAATCTTCCAGTCCAGAATTGCCTGCGGAAAGAAAGTGCTCAGGTATGGATGAACCCTGTTTCTAATCTGGTCAGCTCGACTGTCAAGCGCCACACCAGCCTTGTCTACCAGGACCCCAGTCAATCCCATGATGGAAGCCAGCCTACTCACCTCGGCCAAGTACTCGTCCATGCCATCTGCTTCCAGGTTGCAATCCTCTTCGAACATCTTGTAGATCGGATCATTGGAAACCTTTTCCGGCAGTGTACGTTTCACAGACTTCTTGAACAAATAGAAGTTGAGAACGTCTACGATGGACTGAGTGTAATTGAAACCGAAAGCCTGATTTTTCCGTTTCTCATAATTCTCGGTCGTCTCACGTTCATGCTGGATTAAGTGACCAGCCCGAACGAGCGCACGTGCACCCTCATACGCGGCATAGAGAAAATCCCACTCGTCCTTGAACATCGAATACAGTTCGTGAACTGCCCGTAACTCCTCGATGGTCATATCAGGTGTTTTGGAGCTGACTTCTGTTTGTTTTGCTACCATCGTCCCATCCCTCTTCTATGTGGTTGGAGTGAGAACTAATCTTCTGCCGACGTCATGCGTAGCGAGCTCTCCATACCATTCGCCACTTGGCAGCACAACGTATGCTTGAAATGTCCACAATCCCTCTTCGTCAATATCATCTGCTACCGTCACGTATTGAAGCAACTGCGTTCCACTGAGAAGTGCATTCCACTCGCCAATGAAACCTGAGGGTTTCTGGTAGCGAATCTTCTTTGACGTGTTGGTAGATACGTCCGTCCCGACATCCACGCTGATGAGGGTACCGACATCACCGACTTTCATGGTTGTTGCCATTTTAAATCTCCTCCAACTGGATGTTCGACTCCAGCGACAGTGACTGAGTTATCTCACTATCCAGTGTAACAGCCGTAGTGATCGCCGATGTCAGGTTTATATCATCCCTCTGCATACTCGATTCCAGGTCAAGCTGAGAAAGGATGTAACTGTTGAGTTCAATGATTTCCAATGTAACTCTCCAGGTTAAGCGTTTGCTTGATGTATGATGTTAGCCTGATCACTTCTCGGATAATGGTGGCAGAGAAAGAGTTATGACCATAACCACGAGTGACCATCGTGTTCCCGAGAAATCCCCTTGTTATGATATAGCCAGGACTCATACTCGCGTCCTCGAAACTGGATTCAGATTCACGTCATAAGCAAGAGTGAACCTTGCAACCTCAGTTATGTTATCGGGCATGTAGAAGATCATCTCATTGTTCACAATCTCCCATTTCCCTCCTTCTATGTTCTTCACAAAGGCCATATCAGACAACAGCGTAAGGGCTGTTGTATCGGCCCAAACAGCGGTAGCAATTTCTTCGGCCGTGATAACATCAACTGCCGATAATACTGCCACATCCAGATAGAGGTTGTGACTTGCATTATATGTTGCGACTGAATGGATCAATCTAATCTTCACTTCGTTATTGTTGGATCGATCAATATTGCGTTCAAAGTACTCGTGCATGTATTCATCATCTGAAGTATTACCTCCAGGCATGAATTGTTCTACCAACAATTCCCATGCAGCCGCTTCATAGTTGTATCCCCAAAGATCCATGTAATGAGAACCCGAAGGCACACCCTCGTATCTACCAAAAACACTGAACTGTCCAGCTCTGTCATCATCGCCAATGGAGAATGTGAACTCAACAGTGAGACCATTTGTTGCATTCTCTTGGACCTGCCAATAACTACCATCGCGGACATCAATATTGGCATCTGAACCAGCTGCCGTAGAGCCATACACGACAGAGGTAGAATCATTGCCATAATACTTCGTTGAAGCTGAGGCCTTTATGTCAGCCTTGGTAGCAAGTTCATGTCCAAATGTTCCTGCACCAGTATGGTCAGCAAGTTCTCTGTCCCAAACCTTTGTAGCAACCCCTCTTTCGGTCACTGTTCCATCTATCACATAGCAACCAGGGCCACTGTTATCAGTGAGAGAAACCAGCCCACTCAATATTATAATTCCAGAGACGCAAGTTGGATCAATGAGAACATTAGCAGAAGCAAAGTCTGCGGTT